CGATATGCCAATCATCACACAGGAAAGAAATACGATGATAAAGGAAATGTACGCCCCCAAGAACCAGATCATATGACTTGTAAATATGCAGAGTCAGCAAGAATATTTAAGCATGTTAGAGACATTGTTGCAAAATCTGACGATTATGTTAGAATGAGAAAACAATGGAGAGCATCTGAATGAATATCTTTGTTACTGATCCATCACCAACTTTGTCTGCTAGAGTTCTACCAGACAAACACATTGTCAAAATGCCATTAGAAACATGTCAAATGTTATCTATTGTGTGTTCTGAGAAATGGGGTCATGGTTATGGTGAACTCCATCGTCTTGATGGTCAACCATACAAGACAGAGAAAGGTGCATTTCGCAATCATCCATGCACTATTTGGGCAAATGCTTGCCTAGAAAATACATGGTGGTTACTAGCACATGGTCTTGCACTCGCCAATGAATATCAATGGCGTTATGGTAAGACACACAGTTGTGAAAAAACACTAGAAGAAGCGGTAAATATTATCCCTTCTGCACCTTATCCATACAAACCAAAATCATTTACATTTGCAGGGCCAGATGAGTTTAAATATGACACAAGCATTGACACTTTTACTGCTTACAAACGTTATATATCGAGCAAACCTTGGGCTGCATCTAATTATCTTCGTGACCCATCCAGAAAACCAGATTGGTTATGACTGAGGTAATTGGAAAGAATGATTCACGTTACTTCTCACAGACAAGTAACAAAACCTATGACAGGCATCACTACAAGATAGTCCACAAAGATCGTTCTATTGTGGTAGAATCTTGGGATGAGGTCACAGAATGGTGGTGGAATAATTGTAGACTGCCAACATTTGATGCCGTTGTACACGTTATTGATAAACCAAAGACTAAGAAGAAGTCCAAAGGATTTTAATTATGAAAACAAAAGAAGAACTTGCGATAGAGTATTGTGAATACACTGTCAGTAAGATGGATGGCGAAACACTGCGAAGAATAGCAGTGATCAATCTCCTTGCAAATATAGATCGAGAAACACCTATTGAAACATGGGAAGACTATATTGCACAGATGAAAGGTTTACATAAAGCCGAAGATCTGTTAGAATTGATCAAACCGTCCATGTTGCTGAAGAAAAATAATGAAGGATGAATTTATTTGGGTAGAGAAGTATCGTCCTAAAACTATTGATGATTGTATTCTTCCAGAGGATATCAAAAAAACATTTAATGAATTTCTAAAACAAGGAGCAATTCCTAATCTTCTGTTATCAGGTCCTCCTGGCATTGGTAAGACCACAGTTGCGAGAGCATTATGTGAACAACTAGGAGCTGATTATTATATCATCAATGGATCTGATGAGGGTAGATTTTTAGACACCGTTAGGAATCAGGCAAAGAACTTTGCATCTACAGTATCTCTTATGGATAGTGATGCAAGTCATAAAGTTATCATCATTGATGAGGCCGATAATACCACTAATGATGTGCAACTTCTTTTGAGAGCAAACATAGAAGCATTTTATAAGAACTGTAGATTTATATTCACCTGTAATTTTAAAAACAGAATCATAGAACCTCTACATTCAAGATGTTCTGTGATTGATTTTGCTGTTGATAAAAAGAATAGACCAGCCATCATGGCACAGTTCTTCAAGAGACTAACTACTATCCTTGAACTTGAAAAGATTGAAGCTGAAAAGAAAGTAATCCTTGAACTCATAAACAAACATTTTCCTGATTGGAGGAGAGTGTTGAATGAGTGTCAAAGACATTCTGTTACAGGACAAATTGATTCTTCTATTCTTGTAAGTATTTCTCAAGTTAATATTGAAGATCTTCTTAAGAGTTTGAAAGCAAAAGACTTTGAGAAAGTTCGTAAGTGGTGTGTTAATAATTTAGATTCTGATGCTCAGGTTCTCATGCGTCGTATATACGATGCTCTCTATGAGAACTTTGATAACTTATCTAAAGCGGCAGCAGTTCCGATTGTTGCCAAGTATCAATACAACTCAACGTTTGTAGCAGATCAGGAGATAAATCTCTTGGCATTTTTAACTGAAATTATGGTGGAGTGTGAATTCAAATGACCAAATCTTTTACTAAAACAAAAGCACAAATAAAATCCTCTAGATACTATCTGTTCTGGGGTGCAGCAACGATTGCCGTTGTTGTTGGACAAATCTATATCGGTAATGGATACCGTAGGATGGCAGAGACTGGCGACGCTATCTCTGCTGACATTAATTTACTCATAGAGGTTCTTACTGAACCTTTACCGATGACAGGTCCTGGTCCATATTTTGAATTAGATCCAACTAGAATGGGACCTATAGAAGAACCTTACAGGATGCCCATAATCAAATGATTCTAAGTCCAGAAAACGCATATAAATTTGCTGATACATTCATAGATTATTTTTCCAATACTGGAAGGATAGATGAATATCTATTGAATGTCAAAGCAGATAGAATGTCACAAATGCCTGCTACATTGCCAGGCTTTGGTCCTGAAGATGAGTTGTTTTCTGATTTCAATAGACACCCTAGTGACATGGAGTTCAAGATTGTATCTAGTTACAATGGAGATTTTGATAATGATCTCTACAATACTAGTTTACAGATCACAATGTCACATGTATTTGAGGATTCTATTCCAGGCAAATCATTGAAATGGATGATCTTTGAAAAGAATACAGAAAAGATTGTTGGGTTCATAAGGTTCGGTTCTCCCACCATAAATTCTAAACCAAGGAACGATTGGCTTGGAACCGTACCTGATTTGGGTCGGTTTAACCGCCATGCAATCATGGGATTCATTATTGTTCCTACTCAACCGTTCGGTTTTAACTACCTAGGCGGTAAACTTCTAGCTATGTTGTGTTGTTCACATCAAGCAAGAGAAGAACTGAACGCAAAGTATGGTTCAAATATTTGTTTATTTGAAACTACATCATTGTATGGATCTACTAAATCATCATCACAGTATGATGGACTCAAACCATACATGAGATATAAAGGACTAACTGATAGTGACTTCACTCCTCTATTACATGACGCTATATTCCAGAAGTTAAATAAAGAGTTTACTATCTTGAATAATGATAAGTGTATAGTAAAAGAAGATGCTTCCAGTAGAAAGTTGAAGATACAATCTAAGATGATTTCTCTTATCAAGAAACACTTAGAAGATGCAGACAAACTCAAAGAGTTCAATAATGCTATCAAGTCTGCAAAAGATCTAACACAACAAAAACGTTTTTACATGTCTACCTATGGTTTCAAGAATGCTCGAGAAGTTATCTTGGGAGAGCAAGATACTCTGGTTAAGGCTGAAAACTATGATAGGTTCTCTGTTGATCAAATTATTTCTTGGTGGAGAAAAAAAGCTTCTCGTCGCTACGAAACGATCAGAGACGAAGGCAGAGTGAGAATGGAACAGGAGATATTTAAAAAAGATACTGCACCAACGTTCGACATTATACGATGACAGATTTGAAAGATTGGTTGAACTCTATCAACCAAACGAAGGAGGATCTGACTCTGGAAGATCCCCAAGCGATTAAAAAGTACCCACCTTTTATCATTAACAAGTGCTTATCTGCACACTATGACTGTATCATGTTTGTTAATGAGATGAACATAAACCACCACCTAGACAAGGTTCTTCAATATCAATTTTATCTAAATAGTCTTAGGAAGAGAAAGAGATACTCTCCTTGGCTCAGAAAAGATAAGGTAAAAAACCTTGATGTTGTCAAAAAATACTATGGTTATAGTAATGAGAAAGCAATTCAAGCGTTAAGAGTCTTAACTAAAGAGCAGTTGAACTACATTAAAAAACGCATTGACGTTGGAGGTACAGGATGAGTGGGTTTACAGAACCTGAGATTGCTTGGTCACAAGACCAAATGATTGAAGTAACATTGAATGAACCAGATGATTTCTTGAAAGTGAGAGAGACGCTGACTCGTATCGGTGTGGCTTCAAGAAAAGAAAAAAAGATTTATCAATCGTGCCACATACTGCACAAACAAGGAAGATATTATATCGTACACTTCAAAGAATTATTTGCACTAGATGGAAAGTCTGCCAACCTTTCTATCAATGATGTTCAACGCCGTAACAGAATTATCACTCTTCTATCAGATTGGGGATTGATTACTATTCTTAGACCAGAACAAATTATAGATGTTGCTCCTCTAAATCAAATCAAAGTCTTGTCATATAAAGACAAAGGTGACTGGACTCTTGAGACAAAATACAATATAGGTAAGAAGAAAAAGGTAGTACAATCGTCACAGAGCACGTTCGTAAAGGCAGACTGACGGTTATTACTATGGTTTCTGAGGGTTTACATAACCCTCTTTTTTTATGCTCGTTGTATAATTAGTAGTGTACGCCAATAGGGTACAAACTCAAACTCGCTTATTAAGGAGACAACATGACTAACATTCAAAGATATCATACTCAAGATCTGGGCACATTAGTTGACAAGATCATGAAGAACAGTGTAGGTATGGACGATTACTTCAACCAGTTCTTCGATTTTGATGCTACAACAAATTATCCACCATACAATCTCATCCAATTAAACAATGTAGATTCTAGACTAGAAATCGCACTCGCTGGTTTCAGTAAAGATGAAGTTAAAGTCTACACAGAATACGGTAAGATTATCGTAGAGGGTAAGAAAGACAAAAAAGAAGAAGATCCTGAGTATCTACACAGAGGTTTGGCTCAGAGATCTTTCCAGAGAGCCTGGGCATTGTCAGAAGACATTACAGTTAAGGATGTAAAATTTGCAGATGGACTTCTCACAATTAAACTGGGCAAAGTGATACCAAAGCATCACGCACGAAAAGATTACCTATAAATATTATTAGTTCGAGATGGATCAACCCTCCGTAAGGAGGGTTTTTTACTATGAAAATATCTAAACTGAAATATAACAAACTGCCTGGTTTGACCTCTGCTTTTGAACCTGTCATATATGACTGTCCTTACTCAGAACAGATAAATGATCCTTTATTGAAATGGGTAGAAGATAAAGCACAAGTGAGGGTAAATGGTGGGGCGTTAAAAACAAAGTTTTACTCAGGAAATGAAAGAGATACTGGTGATCATCACATATTATTTGATTGGATAGACAGTATCATAGTGGAAGCAGTGGAAAGTATGTCTAGGTGGACTAACTCTGCATACAATGAAAGTCCAGATTCCTCTAAAAAATTTATAGTTGCTGACTATTGGGGTATGTATTATGATCAGGGAGGCGGTGCTGTGTTGCACAATCATTGGCCATATCCCTTATCATTTGGATACTATCTTAGGACACCAGAGGGTAGTTCGCCATTAATCATAGATGGTAAATCGATTCAAGTTGTAGAGGGAAGGTTAATAATATTTGCTGGACATCAATCTCATGAGGTTCCAGAGTCGGAAATAAGAGGTAGATCTATGATTGCTGGTAATATTTCGTATAGAGGTGTTATATAATCCGTAGAAAGTATTAAGATTGTAGTAAAGAATACCTATTGTCAGGGTCTCCAAACATAAATATGTTACAGGAGGTAAAGACAA